TTCTCTGTTTACTGGTCTGGCATACTTTTCGCCATCAAAGTATATAAAAAATTTGTTCCCTTTTTTAGTTAAAGTCATTTCGATTTTTTTACTTCGACCGACTTTTTGCGTCTTAACTATTTTTTCACCAGGTCCTAACTTGACCTTTTCATAAAGTTCAATAGTCTTTCTGACCTGTGAAAGTGTTAATGACATTTATTCCTCTGTATTTTCTTCTTGTTCTTTATTCTTAAATAGAGTTTTAGATACTTTTTCTTTTTGTTGTTCTAAAGCATCTGCTACTTTACTATTCATTACTTTTTCAAATTTATCATTAGCGGCACTTAAATCGCCGTTTGATACATCGTCTATAAAGTCTTTGATATTTTCTTCATTCATTAGAATTGCTCCTCGCCTTCTTCACCTTCAGGTGGCATTTCTGCCTCCATCTCTGCTTTTATTTGATTATTTATGATTTCTATTTCATCATCTGTAAGTTTTAAGATATTCTTTCTTACCCATGTTTGAGAGTAGAATTTAGGTGCCTCACCATTTACAAACTCTAGTGTATCTCTCAACAATCCTATTCTTTCTCTTAATATTTCTTGATTTTTAAGTTCAGTAAACTGATTGTCTTTAACAAAATCATATCTTATATCTTGTTTGATTTGTTCCCAATCGTCTTCAGATACAATACCTTTTAGTATTAACTGTGTTTTAAGTAAATCATGAAATAGTTCAGCAAATCGTTTTCTTAATCTTTGAACAAACTTAGTAAATTTAAGTTCATCTCTGTTAATTTCTGTTGCTCTACCTAATTGAAAACCACTTTCAGGTTGCATTCTAGACTGTGGTACATTTAATGCTAAGAACATTTTCTTTTTAAAATATTCAACATCTTCGATTTCACCTAGGTTTTGACCTCCCCCTAGTGTTGTAATCTCAGTACCTCTGCCGCCTTCTCTTCGTGGCATCCAAAAGTCTTCTAGCATGTTCATGAATTTTCTATCGTCTTTTACTTCACCTGTATCACCATCGTAAACAAGTTTATTTTTAAACTTGACCATGATGTCTTGTAAATATTGCTCTGCTTTTAATTTAGGTAAGTTACCTACATCTACATAGAATATTCTTCTCTCAGGTGCTCTAGCAATACGATAAACTACTAAAGCATCTTCCATCATTCTTAATTGATTGACAGGTTTGATTGCTTTGTGTAGATAACCTAATACAACATTTCTGTTGGAATCAAGAATACCGCTAGGCACATAACATACACTATCTTTTGTTAATGCGATAGCATTTGCCGCCTTGATTGATATATTGTTTCCTATTTGTTTGCCTTCAGAATATAAAAAGTATTCTTTGATGCCTGTTATAGTTTGTGTTCCTTGTGCATCATCAGGTTTACTTTTCTTTACTTCTCTAACAAACTTGATACTTCTAGGATCAATTAATCTAAGTTTTTGTATTCCCTCTTTTTTATTAGATGTATCTACGACTTTATGAAAATATATTCTGCCGTCAACATACCATCTTTTAAATAGTTCATGAGACCTTTTATTAAAGTCTAAAAGACCCATAACATATTTAAACTCTTCTTGAATTTGTCGTTTGATTTTATCTGAGAACTGAATATTATCAGTTATGATATTAATAGGAGAACCTTCTTCACTATCTGAAATAATTGCCTCATTAATAATATCATCAATAGCGGATTCACACTCAGGAAATAATGAAATTTCACGATACCTTTTAATTAGGTCGTGTTCATTCTTTGCAGAATAATCTTGATTAAGATAAGTGCCGTAAGCACCTCCCCCACCTACAGTTGATTGACCATCGTCAGGTGAAGGAAGAATTATGTCCTGCTTACTTAAACTCTTCTCTTCTTCATTTCCTCTTATCGTGAAACCGAATAATTTGAATGCCATGTTTTCTCCACTCTTAACATTAATATATCAGAAAAATGAAAAGTAAATTAGACAGTAGTATCGGTAGTTGTAGTACCACCAAGACTTCCACCTGTACTTTCAAAATACTGATAAGTAAATTCACAAGTAAATTCTGCAACTGCGTCATTAGTTCCAAAATCAAGAGCAATCGGTCCGATGTTAGTCGGATACGAATCCTTAATTATGTAAGACTTAATGACGGAATCATTTCTATCAAGTTGGTCAACTTGTAGGTCTACTAGATATTCTGCAGGAAATACTCTACCTCTATTAGTTTCTACATTGTTGATACCATTCTGCCATATTTCTAAAGCATCTCTGATAGCAAAAGATGTATCGTTGTAAATTGTTACTGTCCAAGGACTGAAGGTTCTTTCTCCTCCGAAGTTTACGATACGACCTCTGTAGTTAACTGGTGTGTTACCGATAGTTGAACCAGGAAGTTCAGCACCTTTACATAAAAACTCACTATCTCTACCAGCACTACCTGAGACTGCACCTGAAACATAAGAAGGAAAAGTTAGAGTAACTTTGAACTGATTTGCTCTGCTACCCCCTCCAATCATTCTAGATTTAAAATCTGAGATTGTTGCCATTTGTTTAACTCCTATTACTTATATTTATCTGTTATACGCCAGTCTCTTCGAAACTAATTCCAGTTCTTGTTGCTACAAATTTTAGAGTGATAAAGTTGATTGACCTTGCAGGTTTCACAAAAATGTCTGCTCTAAATTCATTTGCATCAATAACTGCCGCAGTATTATTAGTTGTATCACACACTACTTTAAAGTCTGTTAAACCTCGTCTTCCTTGAATATCTCTAAGGAAAGGTTCTACTAGATTTCTAAAGTTTGCTCTAGTGAATGTATCGTTAAATTCAAACAGTTGAAACTTCGCCGCAGTCGCTATTGCTTTTTCTAGAATAATGAAAAGTCTTCTTACATTAATTCTATCAAAGGCACTAGGTGCAGAAAGCATAGTTTTGTCTCCGAAGAGAACTGTGCCTTGCCCTGGGAATGATACAACTGGGTTAATTGCATTTTTATACAATGTGTCTCTATCTGCTTTGTCTGGACTATATGCTAGTTTAACTGAATTTTTAATCTGACCTCTGTTAAATCCTGCTGGACTAAAGAAAGGATCAGCGACTAAATCAGTTCTTACTAGACATCCTGCTACATCTCCGTTTAATGGTACATATCTGAAGACATCGTTATATCTGTCGAACTGATATTTGTAACCACTATCCATTACTGCAAAAGATGAATTGATATTTTGCGTTGTTCTAAAGTCTTTAATATCAGTTGCAGGTGTTGATGATTGTGCATCAGCAAGTTCTGGTGATATAAATGCCATACAGTCTTTTCTTACTTCACAAACACTCTCTACAACAAATTTAGATACTGTTGCAGATACGGCACCTGTAGGTATCAATGATACATCTACTGCCTCATCGTTTGCAAATTTTAAAAATCCTGCTTGTAATTCACCATCTGTTGGTGCATTATCGTCTGTTCCTCCAGCAAGTGAACTATACATAGGTAAGTTGTTTGCATGTGAGAATGCATTTCCTAGTGTTCCTGCCGATGCTCCTACATCTGCATCTAGTGAAGTATGATGTTTACCCCAAAAGATGTATTCTGATTGTGCGTAAACAACTTCTTTATAGAAGTTTACTGAACCGTTAGATGATTTTGCATCTGAGGCAACTGATAAATTAGAATATTTTTCTAGAATTGTTCCTGCAGTTCCAGTCCACAATCCATCTTCGTCAACTACGATTAGATGAATTTCATCACCTGAACCACCTCTTGCAGTTGCTTGTGCTGAAGTGCCTGGTGCCGCATCAAATTGGTCTGCATAAAACCATTCTCTAGATACCTGAACAGGTGATCCGGATCCGTCAACTGCTGTTGTCAGTCCAGTTGTTTTCCCTTTTTCTCTAATTGTTAAGGTATTTGTTGAAATATTTGTTACTTCGTATTTTGTAGTGTGATTAGCAAAGGTAATTAAATCTCCTATCGCAATCGTATTACCAGCGACAACAACTACTGAAGTTGCTCCTGCTGAATTATTTTGCGTTGTAGTAGTTACATTTGATGCACTATACGCCGCCGCATTTTGACATTGCGATACTCGTATAGAGTTTCCTAATGTACCTGGATATCTTCCGATATAGAAATGATTACCACTAGATAATGCACTTGTCTTTGTAGTCCAGTCATCTGTATTCTTAACCAAGATACCTGAACCGGATGCTGAAGAGTTTAAGTTTCCAGTCGCAACTCTAACTACTTGTAGGTTTGAACCATAGTCTAAAAAGTTCGCCGCAGTAAAAAATGATGAAAATGTATTGTCGTCTGGTTTTTGAAAAGTTTCAACAAGTTCGTTTTGTGAACTTATATTAATAATTTCATCAACTGGACCCCAATTAAATACACCGGCAAACCCACCTGGTGTAGTTGCAACTGCTGGCACTATATGAGTTAGGTCTTGTTCTTGGACTAAAACTCCTGGTGAAAGTTGAAATGCCATTTTATTACTCCCGTTTAACTATTCTTCTATTTTGTAAGAATATTTATAATTCTCACTAATTTAACTCATCATCATTATAGAACCATCTATCTC